GTAGGCGGCGGCACTGGCCTGCACTAACAGATGCAGGTATCGCTCTTTCTTGGTCAGATCGACGTGAAATTCGACGATGCACGGAACTGCCGTAAGGTTATGTGCGGGGATCACAAACTGGGCGCTGGTCGCCGTCGCGTTCGTGGTTCCCGTCGCACCGTCGATAGCCGTCACGTTCGTGATGTCCGTGGTAGGTGAATGGCCCAGCACCATCGAGGTCCACTTGGCGCTGGAATCCGTGGCTGCGGCGGCGTGATGGATTGCCAAGATAGTCGCCTTGGCAAATCCTTTTGTATCAACATAGTGATTAGTCGTTGCGTTCGTCACAATGACGCCCAACGTACCGAAGCTAACCACCTTAGTATTCTGCATATGATCCATGGTGTTGCTCCTTTCTGTTAGGCACCAATGAGTGCGACAATCGGACCAGCGTCCGTGGCGTCGCCCAAATCGTGTATGTTGATGTCGATGCGTTCAGATGCCAAGAGGGCGATCTGGTCCTCAGCAAACTTGTACTCTGTGCTAACACGGAGTGTGAAGCCGGTGCGTTCACCGAGCGAAGACGCCAGACTCATATCGCCAAACAGCAACATGGCCAGATTGACAAGAGTTCCAACAGACGTAGGCATTGCCGGGGATACCACAATGGGATAGCCCAGGAATCGCGGCTCTACCGGACCCGCCAAGGTCTGAACGGTATTTCCGCCAGCGAACGCCTGGAGATGAGTGAATACAACGTCTTGTGCCACGGGGCTGGCATACCATTTCGCATTCGGGCGTGCATATGCCGGGCATTTGCTCATCAGTGTGGTAAGGTCAACGGTGTCGACTTCCGAAAACAGGTCATGGCCCGTTACTGCGTTGACCGCACTAACGGTATGCGTGCCGTCGATGACCTTGGCAAGAACGCCCATGATGGACCCGTAAGTGGCCGTACCATCACCAGCAAAAGCGCATTCGTCCTCTTTCTTGGCAAACGCCCATGCCATATCTCTCGCTACCCAGTCGGCTAGATCGATAATAGCATCGTCTGCTAATTCGCGCGACAGCAATATCAGGCTCGACAGTTTTTTGGCAACCAGGTTGACCTGATTCCAAGTCGGCGTTGATTCCTGTGCCGCAACGGCTTCGGCAGTAAAATAGGCCGTGCTACGACCGGTACTACGCGGTATGGTCATCACGTCCCGGCCCATCGGCACAATGCGAGTGGATTGACGGAACGCCCCATATGTGTTACGCAAATCTATGACAGCGCTCGCCAGTTCATCGGGAACCAGCGCGCCGCCGAGGATATTCACGCCCTCGGACATGGCGCGTTGTTCGAGTCCTAGTCCTTGTTCAACGCAGAACCGGCGCGCGGCATGGTCGCCGAAGAAATTCGCGCGAATCCATTGGCCGGCACGAAACGCATTCTCTTCGGCGCGTGGGCCCTGGAATGCCTCTAGGCGCCCATAGCGAGGGCCCGTGGTGATTTGTGCGCGTTCGGGTTTTACGGTCGAGTTCGCGGGCGGTTCGGGGGTCGATCGGCGTGTTTCCACCGCGTGCAACCCCTCCATACGCCGCTCAACATCCGCAACTGCGGCGAAATGCGCGTCAAGCGATTTGATCTCTCGATCAATTTGTTCCGACTCCGCAAAGTAGGCATCGATAGTGGACTGTTCTTCTTTACTAAGCTCGCGGTCCTCTTTCTGCGCTTTCTTTACGATGTCTTCAGCGGATCGCATTTTGTGCGCCCGCTCTTCTTTCAATACATTGATATCTTTCATTGAGATCCTTGTGATAGACATGGATGTGTCTATGTGTCGTTCAGGTGGGCAACCCAACTGTGCGATCTGTATGGTGGAGATAGTTAGGAGGGCATCCCTCAAACTATCCTATGAAGCGATTACGCCCATAGCGTAACCGCGATAAGGCTATGATTGTGCGTTATGAAAGTTGCGAAGGCGCTGTTCGGCCTTGGCCCGGTTCGGCGCATCCACAATAGGGGGTTTGGCGGCTTGTGCATTTTGGAGAATGCGCTTGCGAACCTCCACCGTTGTCTGAACATAGGCGGGTCCATCAACCGGGGCAACGTCGTAAAGAGTTAGTTTCGTCAATATGCGCGTCGGGGGCGTGCTGTCCATCACCCAGTATTCGCCATCCTCGCGCACCATGAATGCGAACGAACTTTGTGTTATGTACTTATCCCGAATGAGGCTAACGATATCGCGGCCAGCAGACGTGTCGGGCGGTATGATCTCGTACCACAGGCCCATCTTATCACTTCCAAGCCTGAGTGTATCGTTTGTGGTTCGCCCGATAGTGGTCAATCCGCCCTCGTGCTGTATCCGTGCGCTCACGTCTGGTTTTTCAGTCAGCGCCTCGTCGAACGCGCCGGGCTTAATCATTTCGCGGTAGCCACCAAGTTCTTCCGACAGAACGTCGTACACGGCGGCATACCCAAATATTGTAGGCAGTTCGGTATCGCCGCGCTTCCGTAGCTCCGGCACGAATACTGCAAATCCACGTTCCATAGAAGCGGCCATTGTCATAATCCTTATATAGTACGTTGGGCCGTGCCCAAGAACAGATGATCAAATGCCATATCGGCCAGCGCATCGGTCTCAGCATCAAACGCCACGCCTATGGATAGATATGTTACCGCAGCCGAATTCCACCCCGTACCGACTACCGTGGTTTGACATGCGGCAAGATTCTTCGTCAAAATTGCCCACACGCCAGCCGTCAATTCCGTATCAGGTATCCGCCATTCGTTATAGTTTGATACGTCCGTACCCAACCGGATGAATGCGTATGTGATGGTTGCTACACTACTGACAAAAATGGCCGTCTCAAATTCGTCATGGGCAACGAACCGCGACAGGTCCATTGAGGTTAGGGTACATTGCAGACCGGCAAATATCGTGTTGGCCGCACCGTCTACCTTGTCGAATACCAGCGCGTGAGTGCCGAGGATGTGACCGTCCTGCACGCCATGGTTTAATGTGTCATTGCCCAGTACGGTCCATCCAGCGATGGCATTGAACTCGCCGACCCATTCGCGGTCTTGCACAAGGGCCACATGGGGAATCCATCCATGACCCACTGGTCGTATACCGGATGTGGTTATTAGAGTTGGAATGTTGGCCATTACTTTGTCTCCACTAGGGTTTGGGATGTATCGTTTGTAAGAGTTGTACTTTGCCAGTCATGTAATATTGATGACACAAACGGGGCTACCCGGTCTTGGCCCCAATGGGTTATCGCCTCGGTAACGCCTTCCCTCCGTATGCGCGATATCGAGATTGCGGTATATGCGCGGGCCACCGGGGTTAGCAGGTCCACGGAATCATCCATCGACAATACTTGTCGCATGGTTCCCAGCGTGGGCGATAGAATAATCTCGATGCGTTTTCGCAGATCGTCATAGAATGGTTCTAACCAATTGAGGTTGGGTTCCGCTGCATGTTTCTGGAGTCGGTCGATTTCTAGTCGCAGGATGCGTGAGAATTGATCCATGAGTAACGATTCAAATGCGGCTATGATCCGAACTCTATCCGTCGGCGATTGGGCCGGTGGCTCGTCTTGGTCAGGTTCCTCGTCGGGCGGTGGAATGTCAGGCGGGGCATTGGGCGGGGGTTCTGTCGGCCACGGTAGGTTAGTTGGGTGTAGATTGCCCTGGACATAATGGGTATCACCACCACCGTCCTCAATTGGCGGCTCGTCCTCCTTTTCGAGAATGTCATTATCCGAGTAAACGCCGATATTGAACATCGAGGTATAGTAGGAGGCGCGGGCTGTGGAGTCGCCGCGCAATAGGCCATTCACATTATGCTTTGCATACAATTGCCTGGCGCTTGGCCCATTACCCAATAGCTTACGTTTGATCTCTTGTTCCCACCGGATCAACCACGGCATGAGACAATCAACGACATATTCCGTGTTCTGGTGTTCTATATTCGAGTAGGTCGCCCGTAATAGGTGCATCAGTTTATGGGGCGGGATGCGAAACCAACGCGCAACGTCCTCAATGTGGAACTGTAGCGTTTCGAGTAATTGGCTCTTTTCTGGATCAACGCTGATCGGGATATATTTCAGGCCGGCTTCGACGATTATCGGCCTATATGGTTCCCGCTTGTGCCGATCCTCAAAGGATTCCCGAAGCCGCTCCCTGGCCTCTGGTGTCATAATGCCGGGGTATTCGAGAATGCCCGATGTGATCGCGGAGTTACCGAAAAATGCTGCCGAAAACCTTTGCGCGGCGAGAGCGCTACCAAGGCTTTCCTTCGCCACGCGCGCCATTACATAGCCGGTTATTCCATCGAGGCCAAGCCCGTGAATGTGAAATATCTGATCCTGTGTAAACATAACCGACGTGCCGGTTACGCCACGATGCTCAAACAATACATTACCCTGTGGTTCAACCCATACAGTAACATTTGATGGGTTTAGGACGTGCATAACGGCTGGTACGCCCGCCCCATTGCGCCGAATTTCGGCAAATGCGCCGTGATAACCTAAAGCATGTGCGGTTAATGTTTGGCGAAACGTAAATCCGACCATTTCGGGGTTCGGCGCATCGAGCAACTGAGCTACGGGATGTTCACGCAACTCTTCACGTCCGCGCGGACGTAGTGCCCTATAAATACCCAAGGGTAATTTAGCCACATCTTCAGATATGTTTCGGCGGGCGGCAAAATAGGCGGAGAACGCAAGGGCGGTTTCGGGCGTTACGGTTTCGCCGGATGCCGTCCTATTGCTTTCCGTCAACCAATTGAAAAACCATCCGGACTTATCCTTGAGCGTCCCGCCGCGCCGCTCCAATGATGGCAGCATGGTGCCCAGTATACTCATTCACGGCTCCATAGTATTAGATCAATCCAGATCATTAAACCGACCAATAGGGGCGCTGCGGGCCAATAAATAGCCCATGCGCCTATGCCAACCAGCAGAAGTGGCAATAGTCCAAGCAGGATACGGGCCGGGGCTACCCATCGAGGTCTATTCGGTTGGTCCGCCATTCACTTGCTCCATAATCCATTGGTAGGTTGGGGCCAAACCATCTAAGAGCGTGTACTTGCCCGACCAGCCGAGTGATCGCAGTTTGGCGTTCGAGAACTTACGGGACTGGACGCCAACGGGACCAGATATGTGATTAAGTGTGAGTCTCTTGTTTGCAACCTTTGCAACCAATCTGGCCAGCGCATTGACCGTGACCCGTTGCTTGGTTCCGATGTTTATGGGCTTGCCCGACGCTTGTTCCTTCGGCGCCTGCATGATAGCCTCAATTCCATCGAGTAAATCCTCGATATATATGAAATTGCGCACCGCAGACCCGTCACCCCACACATCAATTGAGCCACCATCCTCAGCCATAGCCACTTTCCGGCATAATGCAGCCGGAGCTTTCTCGCGGCCACCGTACCATGTACCTAGTGGCCCGTAACAGTTCTGGAACCGACCTATCCGAATGTCAAATAGGCCATTGGAGTTCCGCGCATAAGTCAGCGCCACTCGTTCGGCATACAGCTTTTCCCAGCCGTACTCGTTGTCGGGCATAGCGGGATATGCGCCGTCCTCTTTGATCTCCTTGGCGTCATTCGGCATGTCGGGGTAGACGCAGGCGGAAGAGGAGAAGAAATAACGGGGAACGCGCGCGATAGAGGCCGCATCGACCATGTTGACGTTGATCAGGGTGTTATTATGTACGATTTGACGTTCCGCAGGCCCGATAAACCCCATTCCGCCCATATCTGCGGCTAACTGGTACACTGCGTCCACTGACACCCCATGCGAGCGTACCGCCATCGTGCAACTGAGCCGTTCGCGCAAATCCAACAGTTCAAATTCGTCCGCAATGCTCGACTCGAATTCGGGATACTTCAGATCAACCCCGCGCACCCAATGGCCCTGCGCCTTCAACCGCTTAACCAGGTGGTGGCCGATGAAGCCGCCCGCGCCACATACCGTAATGCGCTGTGATTGTTCAGGCATAGCGCCCCTAGTCCTCATTCGCCATGGCCCGACCTATCGCCATAATAGTCGCCGTCAGGCCGTTCCAACCAAGCGTAGCGCTATTTAAGGGCACCCATGGCTTCATATTGCCCGCCACATCCGTTACGATGGTGATATTGGCTGCCATTTGCTCTAAAATCGGATTGTTGCCATGTTCCAACTTTCCGCTCAGCACTAATTCCTCAAACCGTTTGCTCGGCGCAGCCATTGAGAGGAACCCTTGCCCGAAGGGGATTATCTTGATCCCGTCCTCGTTGAATAACTGAATGGCCATCTGGTCGCCCTGGAACGCACGGTCTATTGCAAGCTCTTGAATACCATACTCCCTGGATAGTCCTTGAACATCGGCCCGCACCCGCGTATAATCAGTCACATTACCCGCCGTTTCGGTCATAAACCCCCATTTAATCCAGTCCATATGCTTTTGCGAATATATGCGCGAACCGTGCAGCATTGATTGCGATTGCCAAAACTGGGGAACCCAGAAAAACGGCAAAACGAGCCATTTAGGTGCCATTAGTTTAGGAAATACTAGGACAAGGGTCGGAAAGTCGTTTGTGCAACCCAAACTGAAACCGCTATAGCATTGTTGCTCCTTAGCCTCTTCTAATATCCAGCGCCGCCATTCCACGCTCTTTCTGACAGAACTACATGCGCCCCAATGTTTCATCGCGCCCCATCTCTCGCCTCTCTCTGCTACCATTCCAGTATCCCCCTTTCATCATAAGGATTCCGAATATACGCCGAATTCTCCATTGCGCGGCCTATTGCCATGATAGTTGCCACTATTCCATCGATTTTTAGCGGTGAATCCATTGTTGGCTTACACGGCTTGATTGTTCCTGCCGGGTTGAACTCAACCTCAGCGTTACTGGCCATCCATCTCAATATTGGGTTAGCCCCATGTTCCAGCATCCCGCCTATAACGAGTTCCTCAAACCGTTTGCTCGGCGCAGCCATCGAGAGGAACCCTTGCCCGAAGGGGATTACCTTGATCCCGTCCTCGTTGAATAACTGAATGGCCATCTGGTCGCCTTGGAACGCACGGTCTATTGCAAGCTCTTGAATACCATATTCCTTTGATAGTCCCTGAATATCGGCCTTGACCCGCGTATAATCGGTCACATTCCCCGTTGTTTCAATCATAAACCCCCATTCAATCCAGTCTACATACTTGATTCCGTGCCGATTCTGTTTGATCTGACTCGTATCGCCGGGAACCCAGAAAAACGGCAACACTAACCATTTCGGCGCTAGGAGATCAGGGAACACCAACACGAGCGCAGTCAGGTCGCGGGTGCTGCCGAGGTCGAGACCGGCAAAGCAGCGTTGACCCTTGGCCGTCTCTAACATTGCCTTGCGCCATGCGATAGGATCTTCAACTGTACTACATGCGTCCCAATTCACAATGGGTATCCAGCGGGTATGCTGCTCGGTGCGAATGTTAAGATGTAACCGCTTGAACAGGTTCTCAAGACTGGGTGATTCCTTGGCCTTTTTGCATTCGCGTTCAAAATAGTCCCGATCAACGCTAATACCAAGGTTCGGATTGGCCTTTGCCCATACCTTCGGGTCAGTCCAATCATCTTCCTTCCCGGCCTCATATATGATCGGCAAGAATGCCGGATCGGGAGTTATCCCATCCCGGACCCTGACGGCGCGATCATAGAGATCGTTGCAGATGCTTTGGCGCTCGATGTCGCTTGTCGTTATATAGAACACTAGCGGCTGTTTCCTCGCAGCCGTGCCGGTTACGAGCGCATCGATGAGTTTGCTATTGGGGTGTGCGT